GGTATCCCAACTATAACCTAGTAAATCGATATTTACTGTGCCTTCAGCGCGATAAGCAACGGCTAAGTTCTCTTGATTATCAATGTTGTATGAGCGGAAACCCGGCGCTTGTGATTCAGTAATTTTTACAGCATTAGCGACTAAACCAAGAATTGCATCTGTTGGTGCGCAATCTGTTACAAGAACGGGTTTGCCTAATGTGCCCGGCTGACCGCCATATACAACAACTCCCGCTTCTTCGTAGATTTTATTATCTACAGCCTGATCAACAATATCAAAGTAGGTTGTTGAATGCATGACAAACAAAGCAATACGATTAAATTTATCACCGTATTTACGGAAACCTTTGGTTAAGGTTTTTTTGCCGTCAGTTGCAATATCTGCACTAGCAATCATCGCTGGATTAGCCTCAATAGCGGCTATTGCCGAGCGGATAGCATATTGGATATAGCCTTCTGTGGTTGCATCAGCGACATCAACACCAACCACTTCGGAAAACTCTGATACATCACGACCGCGTCGCTTGAATGCTTCTTCTGTAGTTTCATATGGTCCGTATTTCCACGGGACTTTTACACCTACAGCTTCACCTGCGCCGATTTTTTTACCTGCCACTGAAGCAGTTGAGTTAACATCACGGCTTTCAATTGAGCCTCCTACTTTGTAGAATGCTCGTTTACGAAAATCGCCTTCAAGTAGCTCATTATCAATTAAAATTGCGCCATTTGATGCGGTATTGAAAACTTCTAAATTATCTTGGCGACGTTCTAAAAAAGCAGTTTGCGCCAAGTCATCATAAATGATTAAATCGTTATTTGTAGTAGTTGCCATTATTTAGCTTCCTCTTATTCTTTTGGTAATTTTAAATATGCTTGTTGACCGTATTTTTGGATGTAATTATGCTTTTCCAAACTGGTCATCTTTGAACGGACTAAATTTGAACCGCCAGACTTATGACCGCCACCTCCAGTGCCTTCAGCTTTTGGGAATAAATGCGGTGCATTATCTTTTAATGATTCAACCCATTCTTGTGGTGTTAAAGGAGTTTTACCATCTTTGCCAAGTAAAGGTTCACCATCTTGCCCTACTGCGACAGCCTCGCCATCATCGCTTAAAACAAACATGCCCTTAGCACGTAAACTTATATCTTCTAATGCCTCTGGTAACGCACCTGCTTTTAATGCGGCACTAGTCATCTTGTTGCTCAGAACGATTGAACTATATTTTTCCGCTTTCTTTTGTGCGATATCAGCTTTTTCTTGTTCTGCTTTGAGTTTTTTATCGAACTCGTTTCTATAACGCTCTGTGCGTTTACTTAAAACTTCATCAATTTTTCCTGCTGAAATTAGTTTNGCTTCTTCATCATCTGAAAATCGCTGTAAGATAGCTTTGACTGCATCAGGATCGATACCTTCAAACTGTTTAAGCTTTTCTGTTGTATCTTTTAGTTTTCCTAGTAATTCGCTGTTTTTGTTCTTTAAACCTAGCGTTTTTTCATCAGAAGCTTTATCAATCATTGCTTGAATTTCTGGCGAAATTGAAGATCCGCCACCGCCTGCTTCTCCGCCTTCTTCTGATGGTGAATAAAACTTTCGATTAATTTTTGGTAATAACATGATGTCCCCTTAGGATCGTTTTTTTAAAATAAAAAAAGTCGCATATAGCGACTTATAATAAAAAAGTGGATTAATTAGTTGATCAATTCTTGGCTTTTAAGTTGTTTAATTGTTAACACATGACCATCACGAGTAAAAAAACTTTCAGGCGCTATTTCACCATTTCGCAATAAACGTGCTCTTTCTACACCCAAGATTTGCTCTTGGCGCGCCTGTGATTGTGTCTGTAGCCACTCAAGGTAAGAGGTTTTAGCTGGGACTTGCCCATCCATTGACGCCCTAGTACCAGTTGGTACTTCGTCAATATCAATTCCTAATTCTCGATAGCTTTTTAGAATGAAAGTTTCAACTGAGCGACAACAAAAGTGTAGTTTGCCTGGTCCATCANCATAAGGNATGTCATGCCCAATAGGCTTGTTATCTAATGTGTATTCTTTTAAATCACGAATAATGCACATTGGCGTAGTGCTAGTATCAAGCGTTGATAGCCATTGTTTACCTTTGATTATATCGCTATTAGCGTTCCCGAATGATTCACGAGCAACAGCGGCAGTATGGGATATAGCAGAGCGAATTACGGATGACACATTGCGTTTACTAGCCTCTAATACACCATCTTTATATCTGTTTTTCTTTGTGCCTCTTACCCTTCTTATTATTTGTTCTGTCGTTTCACCTGTTACATAACCTGCACGAACAGCGTTAGCTACTCGTTTAAGTCTGTCGTCTTCAACATTACTTGCCCATTCAGATAATAACCGCCCTTGAAAAGGTTTAGCTTTAACGGCTGTAAATATCTGATTTGGTGGTATTTGCATTAGCGGATGCTTGCTTTTAACAATATCAGGTAACAATGATTCGAATAATGAATACTGGTAATTGCTTTCATGCTCGCTAAGTGAACTCAATTCACCAAATAAGTAATCAGAGACAGATTTTAGAGATTTGGAGCTTGCTAACATTGATTCAAGACGAGATATTTTAAAATCACTCGGTGATAGGTCTTCTAGCGCAACGTAAAGTTGTGCTGTTAACTCTTTGTCAACAATATCAAGTAATTTCAGTGATTCTCTGATTAGATTATTCTCATAGCAAATAAGATTGACCCGATGATAAATAGCTTCATTGCGGAGCTTTTTATTAATTGTCATAAATTACCCCGTAAACTGAGGTTCTGCGTCCTTTAGTTCTTGCTTAACCAGTTCAGGATCTGCACTAGGGTCAATGATGTCGATTTTTTGCATAGCTCTAATCATATCTTCGTATCTAATTGCTCCAGATTGCCATGAACTAACAATGGCTGTAATCATTCCTGCATCAGCAACTTTAGAAATAAATTCCTGATTGATTGTATAAGTAACATCATCGCCATTTAATCCAAGATATTGAGCGCACCATCTTAGAGCGGTTGTATAAGCCTCTGAGATATTAGAGCAACAAATGCCAAGTACCGATGTTGATGCAGTTTGATCTCCATTAGCTTGAGTAGCTGTTTTTACTGATGAGTTTTGCTCAATTAACCTAGCCCCAAGAGCTACCATATAATTGCGCTTGTCATCCATACCCTCTTTAGCTAATGAGTTAGGTTGCGCTTGAGCATAGATAAAACTACCACCCTGAGGTAACATCAATGGAGTACGAGAGCCGATTTTAACTCCGTTTTGTTCCAAATGATCTCGCCATCCTTCATCAAGCCCACTAATAGCGGGTTGTACTTGCCCGCAGAAAAATAAGCTATCCTCATAATCAGCACTGTTCCGATAATGCCCTAGATTAATTTCAATTAATGAAGATAATGGAGAATCGTCTATTGTTGGGTCGTTGCTTTGTGCTCCTACAAAAGTAAAAGGTATTTCATCCCAATGCTCACGACCTTTAGGCTTTGGCAAATATGTAGAACTAATTTCAAATTGTCCGCTGTTATTTTTTCCAGCTCGACGCCAAACACGACAAATAAATTTATTATCCTCTATTGCTAATTCTCTATACTGAGTTATGTCTTTAAAACCATANTCTTCGGGCTCTTCGACAACNTCACGTAAAACGACTAAAACAAGTTTATCTTTACCATTAATGCGCTTGGTTCGCCAATTAATGATATCTTCTGCTTNATAAACCAAAATCATTGCTTCATTAGAATCATCGGAGTAATCAACATATANCCCATGCCTTCCAACTTCTAACACTGATTCAAGAGTAGCCTGTGATTGTTGGTAAATACTTGTTCCTGCGCCATCAGCATTCGTTTTAAGGTATTCTAACTTATCAGGAATGCTAACCGTCGGGTCTTTTCGAAACGCCATACCAATCAACCCTATTTTAGTATTACCAGTAATATTATAAAAAACAGCTCGCTTAATATAATCTTGGTTTCGTCGCTTATTTCGTTCGCTTTCATCAGTAGGATCGAGA